TGTTTCTGGGGGAGTTGCAGGGGCATCTACTAAAGCTGCAACATCAGCAATAGCCCCGACAGCAACTAAAGCAGCTGGTGGGGGTATGTGGTCTAAAATTGGAGGTTTTTTTAGTAAATTAAATCCTATAAATGCTTTAAAAAATGCCATTAAACCTGTAATTGGTAAAGCTGCTTTAGGACAAACATTAAAATCTTTAACAAAAAGAATTCCTATAATAGGAAGTTTTATTGAAGGAGTATTCGCAAATTCAGACATTAAAGGAATGATTGCTGATGGTAAAACAAAAAAAGAAATTGATATTGCAATAGGAAAAAGGGTAAATGAAGGTATAGGAGCAGTTATTGGATCTGCTGGTGGAATGGCAGCTATCCAAGCTTTAAATATAGCACCAGGTTTAGGATTAGCTTTAACTCCGGTTGCTGGTATAGCAGGAGATTGGTTAGGGAGAAAATTAGGAGGATTAATGCCTGGGCAAGAAACTGTAGGGGGAATTGTTAGAAATACATTCTATGACAAAGAATCAGAAGCTGCTGGAATAGCAGAAGATTTTATATCAAGACCAGGACAACCTATTCAAAAGTTTAGAGCTGATGATATTATAATGGGAGGAACTAACCTTACAGGAGGTGGTGATAATACTCAAGTAGTAACTCTATTAAAAGAATTAATAACAGCCGTTAAAAGTGGTGGGGACGTTTATATTGATGGAGCTAAGGCAGGTAAATCTATGGTTATGGCGACTTCCAATATTTAATAATATTTATAATAAAACAACAACTTAAAAATTTAAAAATTATGGCAAATTCAATTGAAAAAATGTTTAAAACAGACGGTTCGGCTTTAGGAGTTCCAGTATCACCAGCGAGTCCACAAGCACCAGATGCTGTTAGTGTTGTAGGTAATTCATTACTCCACAATCAATATTCTAATTTAGGTGATCCTACTCTAACTAACCCGGCGTATGATAATTTTGGAGCAGGAGCTATGGGGTACACAAACCCATCAACATCACAATTAGGTGAAAAAACTCAAGAATATCAAGAACCAGTAAACAGATACGCAAATAAATTACCTGACGGAGCAGCAGGAATCTAAAAATAAACTATGCCTCTAATAAATTTCCAAACAGATTTAACTAATCTGCCTTGGGGAAGAGATAGACGTGATGGGGCTGATAGCAATCAACCCTACATTACTTCTGAAATTCCATCAGGGTTAGAATCTGATGACCTTCCTGTAAGATCAGGCCCTGATTTTATTGTTAGAGGAGGATTAAAATCAGTTTCAAATGCTTTAGATGATGTAAGTCGATTAACACAAATGTTTATCGATACTAAAAATCCATCAGCAGGTTTAGGATTTATAGCTAAACAAAATATATTATCTAGAACATCAGTTAAAACCCCAGCTTCATTTGGTTTAGGATATGCAGGGGCAACACCTTATAAATGGGAAGAAGGACCAGGAGGATTGAAAGCGGCTGGGGGTGGAAATATTAATCAGGGAGTTTATACACCTATAGGAACTTTAGCAACAGCTTTAGGTAATGGTTTAGGATTACATGCTAATTTATTAGGTTTAGATCCTTTTTCACCTATGAGTGGTGTAGTAGAAGGATCGTTATTTGGGGGTGATTTAGGTTTAAATACTTATGAAGCTGCTACTAAAGTATTTAATGAAACTTCTGATGGTAATAGATTAGTTAATTTCTATAATAGAGCTACAGAGGTAGGAACTAATGAAGATCAAAACATATTTTCTTATAGTGGGGGTCCTGGAGCTGTATTAGGAATAGGTTCAACAAATATTAGATTTGCAGATCAAAGAACAGGAGTTGCGAATGCCCAATCTGTTTCAAACCCAGGACAATTTTATTTAGGAGGTATTAGTAATAGAGCATACCAAACTGATGATTCATCCAAATTCCAATACCAACTATCAATACAAAATAATGCAACCTCTAAATATGGTCAATTATACTTAACATCCTCCCCCGAAAAATTCAAATATCAAAGGGATAGAGAATTTTTATTTGAGGATCCATTCTCAACAGCACCCAAAGCTATTGAAAAGGGAATAAATGGTCCTTATCAAACTTTTAATTATAAAGTAGATGGGTTAATAGATGAAATAAATTCATTTACTGATGATGAAACTGGAAAAGTAACAACATGGGTTTCCCAAAAATTTATTGTAAATAGTAATGTATTATATAAAAATAATTCAAGAACATTTACACTACCACAAATAATAGGTAAAGATAATATAATTGAGGGACAACAAACAGGTTTATACCCCACAGATTTTAGAAAAGAATTATATGATGTTAATGGTACTAATTTAGAACAAACAAAACAATCATCAGTAATAAGTTTATCTCCTAATTATAGAGATAAAAACAGAGACGAAAGACTTAATATGGGGATGCCTGGAAAAGAAGGAGGAGAATTAAGAGAAAATTACTTAGGGAAGAAAAATATATGGAATTATGGCTTACCAGCAAATAAATTACAAGCATTAGATAAAATAACATCAATGCCTATGTACGATGGTACAGGGCCAGATACAAACCAACCCATTAATGATTTAGTTAAATTTAGAATAGCAGCTATAAATAATGATAAAACCAATGGTGAAGCTGTTTATATGCATTTTAGAGCTTTTTTAGATAATATAACAGATAATTATAGCGCTACTTGGAATGCTGTTAATTATGTAGGAAGAGGAGATACATTACATAATTATGGAGGGTTTGATAGAACTATTAGTTTGGGATTCACAGTTGCTGCCCAATCAAAAGCAGAACTTATTCCTATGTATAAGAAATTAAATTATCTAGCTTCAACCCTAGCACCAGATTATACAGCAGCTGGATTTATGCGAGGTAATTTAGTAAGACTAACTATAGGAGGTTATTTATATGAACAACCAGGTTTTATAACATCCTTAACATATGATATTGGTGAAGATACTCCTTGGGAAATAGCTATTGATGCAGAAGGAGGATCAGATGGTAGTGTTAAAGAACTTCCGCATGTTATTAAAGTAAGCGGGTTTCAGTTTACTCCTATTCATACATTCCTACCTGAAAAGCCAAACAAATCAAATAATCCAAATAGTAAATTTATTGCATTAAGTAATGGTGTAAATAATAATTACAATGATGAGTATTTAACATATCAACCAACAAAAGGAAGTGGTGGAGATAACAATAATCAAACCTAATGAATAGATATTCTAACGTAAAAGAAATAAGAAATACAAATGAGTTTGTGGGTACTATTGGTACTCTATATTATACTAACAACACTTATCCTGAAGTTCTACCAAATGAAAATGATATTTGGGTTGAAACTGAATTTGGGGATAGGTTAGATTCATTAGCATTTCAATTTTATAATGATGTTACTTTATATTGGGTAATATCTATTGCAAATCCAAATAAAATAAATATGGGCTCTTTATACTTAAACCCAGGCACTCAAATAAGAATCCCAACAAACATAGTTCAAATAGTAGATAGTTATAATGTATTAAATAGGTAAAGTTATGAGTAATTTTTTAGGAACTCCCTTTGATCCAGAGGTAAAAAAACAAGTAGAAGTAAGACAAAATTCATTAGGAAAGTATACTAATATTCCTTCTAAAGATCTTCAATACTACACTACTAAAACCCCATTCTTAAGATTAGCAAGCTCAGTTGATTTAGAATTTTATAACCCATTAAAAGGAGTCCCTAAACAATTAAAAAATTTAGGATATGATGTTGGAACATGGGATGGAGATTATTTAGCAAAAAATGTTATTTTACAAGGAGGAGTAGTCAGTGAAAATGATAGTTTTGGTTTACAAGCTGGTTTAAATAATGGTAGTAGTATATTTAATGGCGCTTATGGGTGGGGAGGAACATCAGAAAGAGGATATGTTCCTATGCCGGGTATTACAAATGCTGATGTAACTTATTATAATAATGGGGCTTTATCAAAAACTACTATAAATATAAAATGTTATAATAAAGCTCAATTCCAATTAATAGATATACTTTACTTAAGACCAGGTTATACTTTATTATTAGAATTTGGACATTCTGTATGGTTAGATAATGAGGAGAAGCTCCAATCTATGGATAACTTTCTAACAGAACCCATGTCTAAATTCCTTAATCCTAATGGAGCAAATCAATATCAGATATATAAAGCCATTGAAGAAGCAAGAAAAGAATATGATTATAATTATGAAGCTGTTTATGGTAAAATAAGTAATTTTAATTGGCAATTCAATAGTGATGGTAGTTATGATTGTCAAGTTCAATTAACTTCTATAGGTGATGTTATTTCATCTTTAAAATGTAATATTACTGATCCTAGTTTAGTTGATATTAAAACAGATGACAGAGGATGGTGGCAAAAATTATGGACAACAGATCCAGACCCTGCCCAACAACCCCCATTAGTAGCAAATGCAAATAAAACAGTAATAAATAGAGAGTTATATGGTATCTACCAAACAGCTCAATTTTGTTGCAAAGGGCATCCTACAGAACTTGAAATACCCACTCTTATAGATTATAAACTTTTAGATTTTATGGGAGTAAATAAAAAAACAGGAAAACCAACCAAACCAGGATATCTAATGTTTAAAAAAGGATTACTTGCTATTCCTTCAACTGTAACAGATTTAAAGGAAAATGAATCACCTCAAGTTTATATAAAATACGGAGCCTTTTTAGCTTATTTACAATCAAAAGTTTTACTATATAATAATAAAAAATCAACTCCCTATGTTGTTTTTGATATGGATTTTTTCAATCTTGACGAAGATGAAAATGTCATATTAAAGGTCCCGGGACAATTTTCTTCTGATCCTAGAGTTTGTTTAATCCCTTATACAAATACTAATTTTAAAGACCACAATACCCTTAGTGGTTTATCTGACGAAAATGTAAAACTTCCTAACACAGGTCTTAATAAAGTTTTATCTAGAACTAAGTGGGATTATGAAACATATTTAGGTAGAATAGGTAACATTATGGTTAATATTAATTATTTAGCTACTTGTTTAATAGATGGGGAAGATGATAAAGGTAATATTAACATTATTAATTACCTTAAAATTATCAACTCAGGAATAATAAAAGCCTTAGGTGATATAAATGAATTTACAATTAAGCTATCCGATGATGGTACTAAAATGATATTTAATGAAAATATCCCCCAAAGAAGAGAAAAGGTGTTTTCTATATCTGAATATACTAGGTTTAATGTATATGGGGTAAAACCTGGGATTGAGGGTAGTTTTATTAGGAGTGTAAATTTAAATGCTTCAATTCCATCAAATTTTGCCTCTATGATATCTATTGGAGCCCAAAATAACGCAAATCAAATTTCTGAAAACGCAACTTCCTTTTCAAATTATAATATGGGGTTAAAAGATAGAATTATTGAAGTAAAAGAAAGTGTTTACCCAAAACCAAATGCGAACGGGGTAGAAGAAGAAGAAGAAATAACAATTAAAACCAATTTTGAAGATAATATAAATACAAGTAAAGAAAATAGTTTATTTATAACAATTTACGGAAAGAAAAGATTCCTTTCAGAAAATATAGATTCTTTAATAAACCACAATAAAACTCATGCTAGTTTAATTGTAGGAAAATTAACTAAAGAAAACCAGATCCAATCCCCATTCTTTTTACCTTTTAACTTTTCATTAGAAATGGATGGACTTTCAGGTATGAAATTATATCAAAAGTTTTTAATGACTAATGATATTTTACCCACAACATATGCTAATGATGGGGTTGATTTACAAATTACAGGTATAAACCATAAGATAGATAAAGATGCTTGGATTACAGAATTAACCACACAAAGTGTAGCAGCTGAAACTATGACAACCGTAGCAAGACCAGCTGAATTGGTATCAACTGCTACAACCCAACAATCATCTAACCTATCTAATTCTTTACCTTTATCAAACACAGAAGCCCCAGCTTCCCAAGATCCGGAATCAATTACAAGATTTAATGCAATGCAGTCATCATATAATTGGGTATTTAGTAGAGATGGTGAAGTTAAATCGATGTGTGCTAGATGGTCTTATAATTTAGCTTTAAACTATGTAAAATATTTAAAAGGTTACAACCCTGAAAAAAGACAACTAGCAGCTGGTGGTAATGCTAATAATAATCAAGAATATTATAATAATTTAACAGCTTTAGGATATACTAAAACTCAATCAGTTGTAACTAAATCACAATTATTAAATTCATTAGCTACTCGTACTTGGGGTTATGGAGATATAGTAGCTTATTATTGTAATGATGGTCCTACAAATATGAGTCATGTAAAATATGGCCACACACAAGTTTATGTAGGGGATATTAATTCTACTAAATGGACAACATCAACCCAAACCAACTATAATACTGATTTCCCTTATAGATCAAGGGTGGGAGATAATTGGACGTATTTAATATTTACAGCACCCTCAACATCATAATTATGTATATTCCAAAAAGTAGAATACTAACAAACCAATATACTAACGATAATAAATTAGTGTATAAAAGCAATGAGGAAAGTTATACCGGTTTTTACTATAAAACTTTTGAAGGTAAATATTTTACAGGTAAAACCCAAAATGATCCCCCAAATGAAGAATTAATAGAAGTAGAAGATATAAATTCTCTTCCATCAACTGAAACTCCCCAAAACTCAATAGCCTATAGTGATGCACCAACTATTTTTGATGACATAAACACTCCAGGATATTCAGAAAGAATGGTAGTAAAATATGCTACTTTACAAGAAGTAGATTTAACCCAATCCACATTAATTAATATGCCGACCCAATTTCACCCTAATCCAGGGGAAGAGGAGTATGCTATTGGTAGTTTTACTAGATATTTTTGTGTTAAAATCAACCAACCAATTTGGCTTGAAATTTCACCTGAAACTTTTATGAAATTAGATAGTAGAAGTGGTGAGTGGTTGTGGCAACCTTACCAACTAGTAACTTTACAGTGGGTTTTAGTAGGAGAAAAAAAATATGTAGCTAATACAAATAGAAATATTATATTATTAGCTGAAAAAAGAAATAAAGTAGTAGGCCTAAATAAATTTCTAAGAGGCAATTGGTTAAAGTTTTACAAAGAAGTTTAAATTACAATTTGGTTGTTTGATTTTTAGTTTGTATATTAATCAAAAATAAAGTTATGTTTTGGTTAGTAGAATCTGAGGATCAAATAAAAAGGTTTTGGCAAAGTGGTTATAAGGAAGCATTTGTAGAAGTAATTCCATATAATGATACTATTCACCCTACCCAAAATAAAGTTTGTGCTATTTATATTCGTCCGTTAGTATCAACGAAAGGATTTATGTTGCCCATTTCGCATAGTGAAACGATTAATGCTAGTATTGACAATATAAAACACATATTATCAAATTATGATGCGTTGTATGTGCGTGATAAGAAAGAATTCTTACATTATTTTCCACTAAAAACTCTTTATGACATAACACTTAATTCTCATACGTATATACGCGAGACAACACAAACCCACTCTTACTTCTACAGCAAGATGGGTGATAAAAAAGATATAAACAGAATAATACCTATAGTTAAACATTATGAGTATTGTGAAAATCTATTTAATAACTTAAAATTAAAAATAAATGAGCCAATCAACGACTTTTACAACACAAAAGCCTCAGTGGTATTCAACGCCGTGGAGCGAAGTGGTTTACGAATTGATAGAGAAAAATTCCAATCGCACTTTCACGATGTCGATGGAGATTACGTCTACACCCAATTCAACTTCAAAACCCTCACAGGAAGACCAAGTAATAAATTCAAAGGAGTAAATTATGCCGCAATACCTAAAGACAACGGCAGTAGAGAAAGTTTTATCGCAAGTAATGATTGCTTGCTTGAGCTTGACATTGGTGCTTATCATCCTACTCTTTTGGCTAAGTTGGTCGACTATGATTTTGGTGATGAAGATATTCATACTGCCTTTGCAGAAATGTATGGTGTGGATTACCAAAAAGCTAAGGAGCTGACATTTAAACAACTATATGGAGGAGTATTTGATAAGTATAAAGATTTAGAGTTCTTTAAAAAAGTCCAAATATATACTGATGACTTGTGGGCTCGCTTCCAAAGTGAAGGTTACATCGAATGTCCTATTTCTAAAAAAATATTTTATAGGGGTGAGTTGGAAGATATGAAACCCCAAAAGCTATTGAATTATTTACTCCAAAACTTGGAGACCTCATATAATATTTGTATATTGTGGGAAATATTTAAGATATTAAATAATGCAAAAACTAAACTAATACTATATACTTATGATTCTTTTTTGTTTGATTTAGATAGAAGTGAAAGGGGAAAAATTGAGGAGATATTAAATATATTTAAAGATTATAAATTAAACATAAAATTCAATTATGGCAACACATACAATTTTAAATAAATCTGCTAATATGTATAAGATAGACGACTTCCAGGAGTTGAATAACTTAAAGATAAGCGATTTGAACAATAAATTATTTTGCACATTTACAACTTTAGCAGAATTAGATGGCCTTTTAGACCACATAACATCTAGCTACTCTATAATGTATAACAAAATATTTGTTTTACATATTAAAAGTAATGATGAGTATGTTTGTACATACAACATAGATCAAGGCAACACAGCATACTTAGATAGAGATACTTTACCTACTAATACTATAATGGTACATAGGAAAAAAGATACTAATACTTTATATACTATTAATGCCTTAAATGAATTAATTAAAAAATTAAATGGGGGAGTAGTTGATACTAAATTTCCTATTGATTGGCAGCATTACAAAAATACAGTTTTGTTGACACAACATGATGAGTTAAAGCAACTCAAAACAAAGATTTTCAAGATTATTGAACTTTAGGTTGGTAATCTGAAAATTAGTTCTTATATTAACACAGTTATTAAATTAAAATTAAAAGTTATAAAACATGGATTTAAACGCAATTAAAAAGCGCCTGAATGATTTTCAAAAACAGGCCAACAATTCAGGAAGTGGTCAAAGACAACTATTCTGGAAACCCTCAGTAGGTAAACAACTAATTAGAGTTGTACCTAACAAATACAACAAAGACTTCCCATTTACAGAAATGAGATTCTATTATGGAATTGGTAGTAAACGAGTAATGGCTTCTCCTTCAAATTGGGGTGAGAAAGATCCAATTATGGAATTTGCTAAACAACTTCGTGGTACTAATGATAGAGAAAATTGGAGATTAGCTAAGAAATTAGACCCAAAAACTCGTATTTTTGCACCTGTAGTAGTTCGTGGTCAAGAAGATGAAGGAGTTAAATTATGGCAGTTTGGTAAAGAAGTTTATCAAGAATTTTTAAATATGGCTGCTGATGATGAAATTGGTGATTTTACAGACATTGCTGGTGGTAGAGATATTAAATTATCTACGGTAGGACCAGAAACAACTGGAACACCATATAATAAAACATCAATTGGTCCATCACTTAAAACATCTCCAATTCATAAAGATGCAGCATTAGTTGAAAAACTAATAAATGATCAAGCTGACCCAATGAAGGTATTTAAACCACTTTCTTATGATGAAATGAAGGAAGCTCTTCAAGAATTTCTAACACCAGAGGGTGAAGGTGAAGAAGGATCTATTTCTTCAGAGCCTGCGGTTGCATTTGATAGTGATGAAAAAAAGTCTAATTATTCATTAGATACAACATCAACTAATGTAAAAAAGACAAAAGCAGCTCAATTTGATGATTTATTTTCTGATGATAAAAAATCAGATGATGATTTACCATTTTAATTAAAATTATATGGCCAGAAAGAAAAAATCACTATCGGAGGCAGTCTCCTCAGAAATAAAATCAAAATTTAATTTAGATGGTTTTAAACAGAAAAAAGGTTTAACATCCAAAGCTAAATTTAAAGAACAAGAATGGATACCCCTTTCTAAAGCTTATCAAGAGATTACATCAGTGCCAGGAATTCCAATGGGACATATTGTTTTACTTAGAGGCCACTCAGATACAGGTAAAACAACAGCCCTATTAGAAGCAGCAGTTGAAGCCCAAAAACGTAAAGTACTTCCTGTATTTATTATTACAGAGATGAAATGGAATTGGGAGCATGCTATTCAAATGGGATTAGAAGTTGAGGAAGTCATTGATGAAGAAACAGGTGAAGTTCTAGATTATAAGGGTAATTTTATTTATGTTGATAGAGAATCAATTAATTCAATTGAAGATGTAGCTGGATTTATTTTAGATTTGGTTGATGAGCAAAAAGGAGGTAATTTACCTTATGATTTATTATTCCTATGGGATTCAATAGGGTCAATACCTTGTGAAATGTCTCTTAAATCCAATAAAAATAATAACGAATGGAATGCAGGTGCTATGGCCACCCAATTTGGTAATAATGTAAACCAACGCATAGTATTATCACGTAAAGAAAGCAGCCCATATACTAATACACTTGTGTGTATTAATAAAGTTTGGACTTTAAAAGCAGAATCACCAATGGGTAAACCTAAATTAATGAATAAAGGAGGATATGCTATGTGGTTTGATTCTACATTTGTAGTAACATTTGGTAATATTATGTCAGCTGGAACTTCAAAAATTAAGGCAATTAAGGATGGTAAACAAGTTGAATTTGCTAAAAGAGTAAATTTACAAGTTGATAAAAACCATATTAATGGTGTTACCACTAGAGGTAAAATTGTAATGACTCCTCATGGCTTTATACTTGATAATGATAAATCATTAAAATCTTATAAAGAAGAAATGAAGGATGAATGGAAAAAAATTCTAGGTGGTGGTGATTTTATAATTGCTGAGGAAGATCAAGCATATACAGACATCACAACCCATACAGACGAGCCACAATAAATTTTGATACCCGAAGTATCTTTCGTATATTCCGGGTATAAAACCAAACAAGATGAAACAAAAGGAATTATTAAGTCTCCTCAATAATCTTGATGAGCATGGAGAAGAGACTGTAGAAGGAGAAAGAATACTAGTAATAGATGGTTTAAATCTATTTTTTAGAAACTTCGCAATGATGAATATGGTAAATCCAGATGGGGTTCATATTGGGGGTTTAGGTGGTTTTTTTCGTTCTTTAGGTGCTGAGATTCGTAGGGTTGATCCTACTCAAGTTTATATAGTATTTGATGGAGCCGGATCAGCTAATGCTAGAAAAAATCTCCTACCAGAATATAAATCAGGGAGAGATCTACAACGAATCACTAATTGGGATGCTTTCGATAATAAGGAAGATGAAGATGATGCTAAAGTTGATCAAATAGTAAGAATTATTCAATATTTAAAAACATTGCCTGTAAAAACTATAGGGATCCCTAAAGTTGAAGCAGATGATGTTATTGCGTACCTATCAGATATTATTCCACAATCCCCCAAAGATAAAGTATTTATTGTTTCTTCTGATAAAGATTTTTTACAACTAATAAATGACAATGTTATTGTATATCGTCCTATGGAAAAAGAATTTTATACTAAAGAAACGGTAGCTGAAAAATTTAAAATGTCACCTCACAATTTCATCCTTTATAAAACATTAATGGGTGATAACTCGGATAGTGTTAAGGGTATAAAAGGATTAGGAGAGAAAAAATTATATAAACTATTCCCAGAATTAAGTAAGAAAGATATGTCATTAGATGATATCTATAGTATTTGTGAATCTAAATTCAAAGAGAATGTTATATATGCCAGAGTAATCCAACATATAGATGATTTAGAAAAAAATTACAAAATAATGGATTTATCTAATCCTATGCTAGATGAAAATGATAAAAAATATCTAACTCAGGTTGTTAATACTAATGATTATAATTATCTTCCTGATCAATTCGTGGCATTCTATAATGAAGATAAATTAGGAGGAATGATACGCAATGTAAATTTTTGGGTAAAAGATATTTTTGAAAAATTCAAGTTATAAATAAAAAGTTATATGACGTTAACAAGTTTAAACCAATATGGAAACCATTTCCAAATTAAAATATTATCATCTCTTTTAACACATAAAGAGTTTTTAACTAATATCCATGATATTTTAAGTGATGAATATTTTGATAACCAAGCCCACCAATGGATTATCAAAGAAATTCTTAGGTACTATGACAAATATCATACTACACCTTCAATGGATACTCTTAAAGTAGAACTCCAAAAAATAGAAAATGAAGTACTAAAACTTTCAGTAAGAGAACAATTAAAATCAGCATATGAATCATCAGATGAAGATTTAGAGTATGTTCAAGAAGAGTTTTCAACATTTTGTAAAAATCAACAACTTAAAAGAGCACTACTCAATAGTGTAGACTTACTTAAAGCTGGTGATTTTGATGGTATTAAACATTTGGTAGAATCAGCATTAAAAGCAGGAAATGATAAAAATGTAGGGCATGAATATAATAAAGATATTGAATCAAGGTTTAGAGAAGATGCAAGATCAACTATTGCTACTCCTTGGGAGAGAGTTAATGATATACTGCAAGGAGGCCTCGGAAATGGAGATTTTGGTCTTATATTTGGTAATCCAGGAGGTGGTAAATCATGGAGTTTAGTTGCTTTGGGGGGTTATGCTGTAAGAATGGGTTATAATGTTTTACATTATACATTAGAATTAGGTGAACAGTATGTAGGGAGAAGATATGATGCTTTCTTTAGTAAGATACCAGTTGATAAAATATTAAAAAATAGAGATAAAATTGAAGATATTATTCCGGAATTACCTGGTGAATTAATTATTAAAGAATTTCCTACAGGAAGAGCTACAATCTCAACAGTAGAATCACATATCCGTAAAGTAGAAGATTTAGGGATTAAAGCAGATTTAATTATAATTGATTATGTAGATCTTCTTTCAACAAAAAAACGAACAGCTGATCGCAAGGGAGAAATTGATGATATTTATACAAGCACTAAAGGACTTGCTCGTGAATTAAATGTACCTATTTGGTCAGTTTCTCAAGTAAATCGTGCAGGTGCAAAAGATAATGTAATTGAAGGAGACAAAGCTGCTGGATCATATGATAAAATTATGATTACAGATTTTTGTCTATCTCTTTCAAGAAAAGCAAAAGATAAAGTTAATGGTACAGGTAGATTTCACATTATGAAAAATAGATACGGGATGGATGGTTTAACATTTGGGGTAAAAGCAGATACCGCAACAGGTCATTTTGAGGTACATGATTATAATGCTGAGGATTATGAGGATGATTCACAACCTCAACAAAATCAAGGTTATAGTGATTTTGATACATTTGATAAAAAAATGTTGAAAAATAAATTTTTCGAACTAAATTCTTAATTAATAATAAAAAAATAATATGGCAAAAAAGACCTCCCTCCTTGAAGAAAGGATAGTTTACAAACCTTTCGAATACCAAACAGCATTTGACTTTTGGTTAGCACAACAACAAGCTCATTGGTTACATACAGAAGTACCAATGATGTCTGATGTTAATGATTGGAAGCAAAACTTATCAGAAACAGAAAAAAATATAATTGGATCTATCCTGAAAGGATTTGCCCAAACTGAAACTGTAGTAGAGGAATATTGGTCGACATTAGTAACAAAATGGTTTCCAAAACCAGAAGTAAAAATGATGGCTATTGGTTTTGGTGCTAATGAAACAATTCATGCTGAAGCTTATTCTTTACTTAATGAAGAATTAGGTTTAGATGATTTTAGTGAGTTTCTAGAAGATGAAACTACAATGGCTAAAATTGGAGGTCTAATGGAAGTAAATGCTGACATGCAAACTGGAGACCATTCACTCCATGAAATAGCAAGATCATTAGCTATTTTCTCTGCATTTACAGAAGGTGTTAATTTATTCTCATCATTTGCTATTTTATTATCTTTTAAATTAGAAAATAAATTAAAAGGAGTAGGTCAAATTGTTGAATGGAGTATTAGAGACGAATCAATGCACTCAGATGCTGGATGTTGGTTATTTAGAACTTTAGTAGCTGAAAATCCTGAAATTAATACACCGGAGTTAGAAGAAGATGTTAAGAAAGCAGCTTTACTTTCATTAAAATTAGAATTAGATTTTATTGATAAAGTATATGAGTTAGGTGATTTAGATACATGCAACAAATATGATTTAGTATCATTTATTAAAAATAGGGTTAATACTAAAATGAGTGATTTAGGTTATGACCCAATAGTGAATGGTATTGATGAAGATGCAGTTCAAAGAATGAAATGGTTTGATAGTTTATCAGCAGGTAAACAACATACAGACTTCTTCGCAAATAGAGTTACTAATTATAGCAAAGGCGTTCAAAATTGGGATGCTGCAGAATTATTTTAATATGGAAAATAACGCATTACAAGTAGACTACAGCAATTGGGAAGCTGGTAAACAATACCCAGAATGGATGGATGAAATTTCATTAGCAACAATCTCTAAAGGATATTTACTTCCTGGAGAAACAGTTAAATCAGCTTATAGAAGAGTTGCAAATGCATCTGCTATAAGATTAAAAAAGCCAGAATTAGGACCTAAATTCATGAGACTTATGTGGAATGGTTGGTTAGGTTTAGCTTCACCTGTAATATCAAATATGGGTACTGATAGAGGCTTACCTATATCATGCTTTGGTATAGATACACCGGATTCTATACGTGGTATAGGTCTAACAAACGCAGAACTAATGAAGTTAACAGCATCCGGTGGAGGTGTAGGGATTTCATTAAATCGCATTAGACAACGTGGTGAAGAAATAGCAGGAAATGGTAAATCTGAAGGTGTAGTTCCTTGGGCTAAAATTTATGATTCATCAATTATTGCTACTAATCAAGGAAATGTTAGAAGAGGAGCAGCATCCGTTAACTTAGATATTGAACATGGAGATATAGATGAATTTTTACAAATTCGTAGACCTAAAGGTGATCCAAACAGACAATGTTTAAACTTACACCAATGTGTAGTTGTAGGAGATTCATTTATGAGAAAATTAGAAGCTAGAGATTCAGATGCAATGAATAGGTGGGCTACAGTTTTAAAAGCAAGAATGGAAACTGGAGAACCTTATATAATGTATAAGGATAATGTTAATAAAGATAATCCTATTGCCTATAGATTAAATAATTTAGATGTAAGTATGACAAACATTTGCTCTGAAATTACATTATTTACAGATGAAGAACATTCATTTATTTGTTGTTTATCATCAATGAATTTAGCAAAATATGATGAATGGAAAGACACAGATGCTGTTGAATTAGCAACTTGGTTTTTAGATGGTGTAATGCAAGAATTTATTGATAAATCAAATGGTAAAGATTCATTAAGAAGAACTCACTTCCATGCTAAAAAAGGTAGAGCATTAGGTTTAGGTGTAATGGGTTGGCATACTTTTTTACAACAAAAAGGATTACCATTTAACTCAATTGCTTCAACAGCTTGGACACATACAATTTTTAGTAATATTAGAGGAAAAGCTGAAAAAGCTTCTATGGATTTAGCTAAAGAATATGGAGAGCCACTTTGGTGTAAAGGAACAGGAATGAGAAATACCCATTTATTAGCAGTAGCACCAACAGTATCAAATTCAGTTATTGTAGGTGGTATTAGTGCAGGTATTGAACCCTTACCAGCAAATATTTACACTTTTAATGGGGCAAAAGGTACATTTATTAGAAAAAATAAATCACTACAAACTATATTAAAAGAAAAAGGTGAAGATAAAGATAAATGGTGGGAGCAAATGCTTCAAGATGATGGATCAGTACAAGGCTTACCTGATAGTGTTTTAAACCCAGATGAAAAAGAATTATTTTTAACATTTCCTGAGGTAAACCAATTAGAATTAGTTAGACAAGCAGCTATTAGACAAAGATACATAGATCAAACCCAATCATTGAATTTATCTTTTGATGTGAATGATTCTCCAAAATGGATTAATCAAGTACATTTAGAAGGATGGAAATTAGGAATCAAAACATTTTATTACCTAAGAACTGACTCAGTAATTAAAGGTGATTTAGGAAGTAGAATGGCTGAGTGTGTAAGTTGTGAAGGATAAAAAATGAAAAAAGAATTATTTAAATACCCAAAAGTTGAAGAGGGAGTTATCGATGATTTCTATAAAGAGATTTTTTATGATAATGAATACAATAGACATGGTGCTAAAGTTCAAGCTGGTGATATTTGTATAGATTTAGGTGCTTTTGTTGGGATGTTTTCACATTTTGCTTTAACAAGAGGAGCATCTAAAATATACAGTGTAGAAATTAATCCTGAACATTATAAGTGCTTAGTAGAAAATACTAATACAACCCCAGAAATTAAAACGTTTTTAGGGGAAGTATCTGATAGACATAATGGCAAAAATTTATATAGTGTAGAAGGAATTATAGAAGATAATAATCTTAAATATGTTGATTTTGTTAAAATGGATATAGAATGGGCGGAGTATCCTGTTTTAATGAACATGAAAGATTCAACATTAAATAAAGTTAAAAAATGGGCTATAGAAATCCATTTAAATTGGTTAAGGGATGGTAAGATTTGGGAACATGGCCCAGATTTTCATCATCATAATACCAGCAAATTACTTTATATAATGGATAAATTTTCAACAAATGGATTTAGTATAGCATTAGAGCATATTCATAAACAACGTAATATAATGATGTTATATGCATGGGAAGAAAAATTAAAAATGAATAATAAAGACCTAGAAGAGGAAGAATTTGATATTTTAACCCAAGCTCATTAAATAGAGAATTTTAATACATATTTATAACAAAACCCATAAAAATTAAATAAAAAATGGCAAAAAAAACAAAAACAGCAAAACCCTCTCCAAGTTGGTTAAAAAGAACATTCAATGTAATTAAAGATTGGATTGTTGGAAATGGAATTGAAGGAATCTTAGGATTAGTTTTAGGATTATTACTTTGGTCTTTTGGATACAAAGTATACGCAGGATTCGCGTTTGGTGTATTTGCTACACGAAATTGGGATCTAGCTAAATCATCAATTTTAAAATTAATTAAGTAGTGTAATTTTTACAATAAAAACAATTAAAAGAGGGGTGCATATTAATGTATCCCTCTATATTTATACACGAATAGTTTCCCTAAAATGTTGCAAAATGGTGCAAAAATTAAAAAATCAGATTATGTCTTTTACAAAAATATTTAAAGATGATAATACTTACAATGAAAAAACAATTGTAGGTTTTTCTTCATTCGCAGTAATGACAGTTTTTGCGATTGTAGATATTATAACAGGTGTGTGGGGTAAAGAATTAATTATTAGTGATACAATCTTCAATTCCTTTTTAATAATGACTTTAGGAAGTTTTGGAATTGATGGGGCCACTAAAATTTTCAAAAAAACTGAAACAAAATAGGATGGTATTAAGGCTAGGTTCAAAAGGAAGAGATGTTAAAGATTTACAAGAATTTTTAAAAATTGGAGCTGATGGTATTTTTGGTAAAGGAACAGAAAAAGCAGTTAAAAAATTTCAAAAAGAAAATAAGTTAGTTATTGATGGGGTAGTAGGTCCTATCACTTTAGAATTTATAGGTCTAATTAGTACCGATAATTCAGAAACAATATATAGTGAATCTGACTTAACAATTAATAAATTCTATTTACCAAAAGGAGAGTATAAAGAAGGCCCAGTCCACCCAGAATATTTATTTTTACATCACACTGCAGGATGGAATAATCCTTATAGAACAATTGAACATTGGGGACGAGATAATAGGGGTTGTGTAGCTACAGAATTTGTAGTAGGTGGACAATCAATTAAAGGTAATGACAACCAATATGATGGTGAAGTAGTTCAAGCTTTTCCTGAAGGAAATTTTGGTTGGCATTTAGGTAAAAATGGTTCAAGATCTATGCATGTAAATTCTGTAGGTATTGAAGTTAACAATTTTGGTTATTTAAAAGATGGTAAAACTTATGCGGGAACAATAGCTGATGAGTCTCAAATTATTGAGTTAGATGAAGAGTTTAGAGGATATAAAACGTGGCATAAGTACTCAAGTGAACAAATTGAATCTTTACGAAAACTCATCATATATATTGCCAATAGAGATAATATTGATGTTAGAGCAGGTCTACCATCATTAATTAAACAATATGGCGCAAAGGCTTTTGAATTTAATTCTGATGCTTATTATGGTAGGGTAAAAGGTTTATGGACACACACAAATACTAGAAAAGATAAATTTGATATGTCCCCTCAACCAGAATTATTAGAAATGTTGATAAATTTATAAATAAATGCAAACAAAAATTACAATAGTGGGAATAACATCATTTTGTACATACCTATGTACATATTTTCTAAATCTATCAATGGACAATGCAGAACAATACTTAGCGGTTGTAGCTGTATTATGGTTAGACGGGATTTTCGGCATTTGGGCCGGAGTAAAAAGAGAAGGATTTAAAACTTATAAAGCGTTAAGAATAACAAGAAACACATTCGTGTGGTTAGCAATTCTTACTGTTATCCTAATGATAGAAAAAGGATTTACAGGATCAGGTTGGCTATCAGAGGTAATTATTGTACCGTTTATGATAATGCAGTTGATAAGTGCCCTTAAAAATGCATCTATGGCGGGTTTGATTCACAACGAACTCTTAAATAAAATATTAGACCGAATAGATAAGCACAAGGGATTTAGAAACTAAACCCCAAAATATGTTCAAGAACTTCCAACAAAAATTATTTCCATTATTAATTGCATTTTCTGCTTTGTCAGTAAGTGCCTCTGCTGCTTTTTATTCAATAAGTGGCCTTAGTAAACTATTTGCAGGAGCTGCCTTTGCAGTTATTATAATGGCTGCTTCATTAGAGATTGCAAAGTTAGTAATAGCATCTCTTCTATATCAATACCGAAAAGGATTACCAAAATTTCTAAAATATTATTTATCTATAGCTTGTGTTATTTTAATATTAATAACGTCAATGGGGATTTATGGTTTTTTATCAGCAGCATACCAGGAAACAGCAGCTAAAGCAGGAACAATTGATGCCCAAATTGCATTAGTAGAAGTAAAAAGAGATAATGTTAAAGGTCAATTACTTATATATAATGAAGAGAAATCATCTATTAATGAGGCTGTGGCTAGTTTGCGAAATGGTTTATCTACGAATAAAATACAATATACAGACACATTAGGTAATGTAATTACAACAACATCTTCATCAACACGTAGAGCTTTAGAAAAACAATTAGATCAAGCTATTGGAAGACAAACTGAGATAAATTCTAAAGTAGATGATTTAAATGAAGATTTATTTAAATATGAAACGGAAATAGTAGAAATAAAAACAAGTGATGCTGTAACAAGTGAATTAGGACCCTTAAAATATCTATCAGGATTAACAGGAATCCCAATGGATAGAATTATTAACTATTTATTATTAACTATTATATTTGTATTTGATCCTCTAGCAATAGCACTTGTAATAGCCGCTAATTATGCTTTTGAAAAAATAAGACCAAATACAAAAAAAAACCTTTACGGGGAAAAAGTAAAAATTGAAGAAGATGCGGGGGATAGCATTAAAGAAGAAATAGAGGAAAATCTTTGGGATAAACCAGAATCTTGGGACAAATCTATTATCGATGAGGAAGAATCATCTAATATGTATGAACACGCTTATAAATCTCCTATCAAAGAAGAACGCGGGTTACCTGAAGGGTACTCATCTGAGGTTAGAGAAATAGAAGAAAGAATAAAAAATACCTCAAAAGCAAACAAAAGAGGTCCTAGAGGTTTAGTAGCTTTAAATAAAAAGTTGAAAGAACTAAAAGGAAAAAATAATAATGATGACGATTTAGTTATTCGTTATTAAAAAATATCCAAATATTTACTTTAGGTTGGATATACTGGTCAATTTTATTATCGTTCCGGTTCGACATTTGCAAAATGTAGGAATGGTCACGATAAGTTATCCAAAGTAGCTGGCCACTACGTTTTCAAATTAAATTATTTATTAACCAAAATCAAAAAAATGAAAAAAGTGATTTTAACACTAGCTTTGGGACTGTTTATTACGGTTGGAGCTAACGCACAAGAAGTGCAAAACGCAAAAGGTGACTGGTACGTAGGTACTGGTAACATTGCAAATGTATCATGGACTGAATGGTCTTTAAGCCCAACAGTAGGGTATGCTGTAACAGATGACCTTATGATAGGGACAAATGTTTCTCAAGCAGATTCTTCTGAGGACTTAAGTTTTGATCTACATGCAAGATATTTCTATAATGGATATTTCGCATATGTAGCTACAAACGGACTAAACACAGATGGTATGAAATTAGGAGTTGGTAGAATGTTTTCCTTTCATAAAGGAGGAATGTTCCTTGATCCAAAAGTTGTATACGATACAGAAGCTAAAACAACTAACTTACAGTTAGGGTTTGGGCTGAAGTTTTAATTATTGTTTAACTAAAAATTATTTAAAAATGGAAAATGCAATTAAGTATGTAACTGGATTTTTTGGAGGTTTGTTATCAATTATGATGGCAGTACTTCCAGTAGCGATCCTATGGAATGTTTTAACTGGTCAAACTATATTCGGAATGGATGTAGTTGGTAACTTAACAAGTTTAATCTCAAGCTTTGGTGAGGGTGGATTTGTTGGTTTAGTAGCACTGGTTATTTTAGCTCAATTCTTTATTAATAAGAAATAAGCTCAAGCTATATAAGTGAGAAAGGCGCCTTAATCGGCGTCTTTTTTATTTCTATGTAAAAAAATTTGGAGAAGCGAAAGAGGGTTCGTATATTTACGACGTAAATGAGGTTAAAAACAAATAAAGGTTATATGAATATTAAAGAACAATTACAAAAAGGTGATGTTAAATTCACAGTTAAAGGTCTAACAACCTACAGTTATAATGAAAAAGGTGTTTGGGGTGATTATCCTAAAATATTTAAAGTAAGTACAGATGCTGGAGCTATTAATGCTGAGTATGGAGGGATGAATGTTAAAAAATGGGGTCCTACCTGTGTTACATTATATACATTTAATATGTTAGGTAAAAAATCAGTAGGTAAAATTAATTATAAGGAAATAGAAATTATTAATCAAAATAAATAAAGATATGTTTATAGACATTGAAGTATTAGCAGATCAGTGGGAATTAGAGCAAGAATTACTTGCTGAATTACAAGAAGAATTATTAGAAAACCCAGGTATTATTATCTCTGAAGAAGAAGAAGAAGACGGTCTACCATTTTAATATGAAAGTTCCAAATAATTTATATGTAAAGTGGACTGGTGAAAAAGGTTATGGGGTTTTCACAGATAAACCTATTAAAAAGGGAGAACTTATTGAAAGGTGTTATTGTATAAAAACCGGTAGCCCAAAAAATCATGTTAGTTTTGAATTACAGGATTATGTATTTAATTATCCTAGAGGAGTTTCAATGGAAGATGGGGCAGAGCATGTATTACCTTTAGGTTTTGGATGTATATACAATCACGATAGAAATGATAATGCAACTTGGTATAATACAGAAGATATTCCATATCATTTTGATTTTATTGCTTTAAAAGATATTAGAGTTGGAGAAGAAATATGCACCAACTATGGGGATGATTATTGGCCAACAAAAAAACACTCGGAAGTAATTAATTTTTAAAATGGTAGAATTTTTAAAACATGCTTTGGGTTTATGTGGTGAACATTGGCATCCAAATATTTTTACTTTTATTTTAGGTGGGCTTGGATTATCAGCTCCCCTTTCATATATTAAATACAAATTAAACAGTTATGGTAATAAAAATAAG